AAAGATTATGAAAAATACTTTAATCTCGTAGAGCGTACCCACTTGATAAATAACTTTGTATATTATGAAGATGACAATAACAAAATAAGAAAAGAATACTTAACATCCGAAAACGAAGGAGAAAAGTTGTACGAAAAGAATCGACTTCATAGATTCCTTGAAACCTATATTAATAGACTTCCTGAAAGAGAAAAATATATTATTGAAGAATATTATCTTAACGAGGATAACGATAAAACACTTGCAGAAATAGGAGAAGAATTAGGAATAAGCGGTACTAGAGCAGCAAAATTAAAAGATAGAGGATTAAGAATATTAAAATCAAGACTAGAACATTATTATGATAAAAATATAGGAGACCTATTTGATGACTAAAAAGAAACAACCAAAAGACATTAAAAAACAGGAAACAATTATCGAGACAGATGTTCCAATGGAAGAATCTAAGATGGTGATAGGTAAAGTTACATTTACCTTCTCTCTTACTGAGGATGAAGCTAACGCAGTGCTATATAAACCAAAAGGGCAGATAGCTAGAAATCTCAGAAAGTATATGAACGGCATACTACAAGAGGCAGCGAAGAGATTCAAAGAAGATTCAAATGTTAAGGAATGTAAAGAATCTGAAGAATAAGGATTGCATTTTCTCGTTAAATCGTTTATAATGAGAATGTAGTTAATTTGGAGATATACCTGATGAAAAGAACAGTTGCCTTATTAGATTATGATGGCTATATATGCAAAGCTTATTACGCTGGCCTGAAGGACAATGAACAATTCAAAGTTCTTACAGACCTAGTACAATCAGCTATAGATAGAACAGCAGAATACTTTAATGTTGACAAAGATGATGTTGAAGTAATAAGAGTTATATCTGGACATACATTCAAGAAAGACATATATCCTTCATACAAACTTACAAGAAAGAAAGACGAAAACTTAGGAAAGTTCAGAGAGTATATTAAATATAAGCTCAGAGATGAACTAACCTGCGTGCAAAATTTAGAAGCTGATGACGTCTTAATCTTATTACAAAAACATCTTAACATAGAAGATAACTGTATAGTTTTCAGTGATGATAAAGATTTAAGGTATTATTCATACAGATATTGTAAACTTAATACTGATAACGAAGTACAGACTAACGACTTAGAAGCTATTATGAATATCTACGCTCAGATGTTAGCTGGAGATTCTGAAGACAATGTTAAAGGTATTCCTAGAATGGGAATGAAAACAGCTTTAAAGTATCTTAACGAAAATATTAATCCTGATGAGGATGTTATCAAAACAGTTATAAGATGCTACAGAGATAAAAAGATAGATATAGATAACTGTTTAAGAGATATACTCTTAGTTTTACCAGTAGGCTGCATGTATTTAAAAGACTTTGATACTCCTCTTCTTTTAACTACAGCTCTACTGGAAGAGAATAAAGATTTAGATATAGATTTAATTACAGCAAGAATGATTTCAGACCAATTAATAAGCTTAAATAAATTAGTTAAGGAGGTATACCTTGAAAAGATGGATTAAAAGATTTATAGCATTCATGATAGCTTGGATTTCATTACAACTTATGATGATGCAACCAAGTGAAGGAATGATTATAGCAGGGTATTACCTACTCTTAGCTGAAATAAGCGCAGTAATATATATGATAGTTATGACAATTATAGGAGGCTTCTCAGGTGGCAAGAAGTAAACAAGTAACAGTAGATGTAAAACAAGAAGTAAAAGTTAAAAAAGCAAGAGACTCAAAAGATTATGAGGTAATGCTCCTCGAAATGCTAGAAGAAGAATTTAATAAAAAGGGAAATAGTTAAATGGATTTTGATGAAATAGAACAAATATCTAAACCAGTAGTACATAGGCTTACAGCTAACCTTGATGCTATAAAAGACACTTGCGATATAATGTCGGAATTAATAGGTGATACCGATTGGAATTTAGCATTTAGAGCTACAGCATGTATTACCCTAGTAGAAATGATAACTGGAGTAACATGTGAAGTTAAAAGTTTTTTGGATTTTCTCGATAGTGAAGCTAAAAAGCAATTAAAAGGAGATTCATAATATGATTAGAAACAGGAAAATTGAAGATGTAGACATTCAATTAAAAGATGCTACAATTATTATTGGTTCTGATATTCACATCCCCTTCCAAGACGATAAAGCTGTAGATGCTTTTATTAAAAAGTGTTCAGAATCTGGTGGAGCGACAGGGAAGCAAGTAATTATCCTCAATGGTGATGTAATTGACATGTTCATGTTATCCCGATTCACAAAGGGCGAAGGTAGAAACCCTATGCAGGAAATTGAGATGTGTAGAGAATTTCTATCAAGAGTTCGTAAAGCTGCCCCGAAAGCAGATATCTATTATGTAATCGGAAACCATGAGCAAAGATTAGAAAAGTATGTACTTACTAAAGCCCCAGAATTAGCTTCATTAATAGAGGATGTATTCAGTATTATTAAGGTGAAAGACTTTGATATAAAAGGCTGTGGTTCAATTACAATCAATGATAATTTATACATTAAACACGGAACTCTTTTAGGCAATAAATCAGGCCTCTCAGCTATTAAGGAAATGGAAAACTCTTACATGTCTGGAGCTTCAGGTCATACACATAGACTTTGTAAATATATAGCTAGAAAATCAGGTAAGAAGTTTTTCTGGTTAGAGACTGGATGCTTATGCGACATGAATCCAGATTATATGATATTCCCGAATTGGCAACAGGGCTTTGCGGAAATTAGAATAGAAAATGGAAAAGCTAAAAAAGCTGAAGTAATAGAAATAGAAAATGGAGAAATACTATAATGTTATATGTAATCAAAGACGTAACTATTTGCCCTATAACAGGACACACGCATACTAAAGTTATTAAAATTGTTCAGACAGAATATGAAGCTCTTGAATATCTCAAGAACCCTGAAACATTAAAACAGTTTAAAGGCGATATTAAAATTGATAAGGTAATCTTATAATGAACAATAACGACAATGTAGATGATATTGAAATAACAAGAGAAATGCTAGAGGCTGTAGCAGAAGCTCAATTATATAGAGAAGATGTAGAAATAGCCCTTAAAGCTTTTGTTGGGAAAATAACATCTAAGCAGCTTAAAAATTTATACCGAAGAATACTTCAACATCCAGACCTTCCAAAAATAAAGGAAGAATTTATTAAGGTTGAAGAAATGACATTGATAGATGATGATGTCAACACTATCAACTTGGTATATAATAAGTTATTGAAGAAAGCTCAATTTGACGGAAAGTATGATGTAGTAGCTAAGATACTTGATAAGATAAGACAATTAAAATCCATTGACAATACAGAAATGGAATTTAAAATTATCTTTGAAGGAGACGATTTACAGGAGTAATATGCAGCTAGGATTCTTTAAAATATTTGCATTATGTAGAGACAATAAGAGATTATTTAATATTGATAATCCGAATAGGACTATCGGTATTTATGATGCAAAAAGATATACCTTTAAAGAAGCTAATAAATTAGCTAAAGCTATGCACTCCAGAGTATCCGTATTACTTGGTAACGTAGTAGGCGATACAAAACTTATATGCCTTGACCTTGATGATTGTTATTTAGACAATGGAGCTATGGAATCTGAAACCAAAGAATTTATAAAAGAGTTCAGAGATGACGAATGGGAGAACTCTAATTCTGGAACAGGTATACATATCTATATTTTAACTAAGTTAGACCTTGAAACATTTATAGTTAAAGATATGGAAGGATGTAAGAGCTTTGAATGTTATACAAATAAAAGGCATATTATGACAACTACTTTTGACTTTACTAAAACGTCATTAAATGTAGGAGAACATGATGAATTTCTTCAGAAACTATATGAGAAAGCTGCGAGCAAAAGGAATATTCCTACGTTCAAAGAAGATATTATTAGAGAATTTGATGGGAAAGAAATACGGAATGAACAGGATTTTAATTCTGTATTCTTTAATCGTCAACCAGTAACAGATATGCACACTCTAAGAGGACTAGGATATAAAGACCCTATGATTATCGAGTGTATAGATGCAGTACCTTCTACAGTAGACCAGTCAGCTCATGATGCAAAACTTGTGCGAAAGTTAATGTATTATTGTCTTTCATTTAATGCTGCTTGGGAAATGGCTAAGAAAACTAATTACTATAAAGCTAAGGATACTTATCATAAGATAAAGTTTGACAAGCCAGAGTATAAGGAAAGAACAAGAAAGTTTATTGAGCGAGGAACTGTAAGAGAACCGTATCAGGGAGGTCATATCTAGATGGCAGAAGACAAAAAGAAAAAGAACCAGAAGACAAATGAGAATATGGACAGGGATAATATCGGATTTGATTTCGATTGCTCTCTAGTCTATTCATTTCGTAAGAAGTTCTTTGCTGGTGATATACCCCCTAGAATCGAAGATATGATTATAGCTCACTTACTAAGATGTAAAGATTGTAATAAGAAGTATATAAAGTATGCAGAAACTATAGGTATAAAGAATTTTAACATACAGAGATATGCTTTAAGATTCTTTAAGAATCACGGATATAGAGATACCTCAAAAGTAAAAGAATGGTTAATAGAAACCAGAGATAAAAAACTTGAGGAGGCACTCTCCCAGAAATGGACTCAGGCAGCTAAAGAGTTTGATGTAAACGTATTAATGAACATGAAAGCCTTTAGAGATTTATCGCAAGAGTATGCCAGCCCTACAGGGGAGGACTACACAGACTTTTACCAACACTTAGCCCTTAAGTTTGCTAAACGAATTGACTTTTTAGAACTATGTTTATTTAAAGAATATAAGGAGAAACCAGATGAGAAATCTTAATTTGTATGACTTGATAGTATGCGATATAGATGACACATTGATATACGGATTCTGGACTGATTTAATGAGGCATAGTTGGGATATGTTTCATTCCCCTAAACTATCATCAGTTCTAATGGCTTTACAAGATTGGTTCAATCTTTATAGGGTTAACGAGAAGTTAAGATACATGATTAATAACTCTAAGACTCCTATTGTATTCTTAACCGTAAGAGCTGAAAGTAAACATACATTTAATATTCTTAATAAAATACTAGCCCCAGAAAGAGGCTTTGAATTAATGGCCTTAGGAACTGATTACGGTTTTATAGAAAAGCCTGAATTTGTATGGCAGCAATTATCGGATAACCCAGATATACTATTGATAGATGATAGCGATTGTATCAGAGCTAACACTGAAGATTTAGGTGTAGACGTATTAGACCCTAGACTATTATTAGAAGGTTTTGAAGTATAATGAAAATTACTAAGTATAAACTACTACCCTCTCAGAAAAAATTCCTCTTTGGTTTCTCTAAAAAACTACTAAACCAAACGGATGCTGAGGGCAACAGCAAAATATATCAGGATATATCTCTCTACCAAGGAGGAATGGGTAGTGGTAAAACTTTTATCGGTTCAATAAGAGGCTTATACTTTGCTTTAAAATGGCCTGGATGCAGAGGCCTTGTAGGTGCTAAGTCTCAGGACTTACTAGATAATACTACCAAAAGAAAGTATCTAGAACACATGGAGAACATTGGATTAAAGGAAGATGTTCATTGGTGGTATAAAGATAGAAAGCAAACTATCGTATTTAAGAATGGCAGTGAAATAAGATTTAAAACCTTATCCGATTGGGAGCAGTTCATGTCAGAAGAATTTACATGGATAGAGTTTGAGGAAGCTTCATTCTTGGAAGAGATAGTATTTATAAAACTTATTACTCGTCTACGTCAGATGAAGCATGACGATTGG